ATCCATAAATCAACTTATTTCCTATGGAAGAGGACATTCAAGCTTCCTGCTTATCAACCACATAAACTCACATAACTCACACAGGACGACTTACTTAGCAACCAGTCCCGTTCTTACAGCACATTAAAAACTAACAAATCCAATAAAACACTATGAAACCACTAATGTTCAGTATATTAATTAAAATACTGGACATTTTAACACAACACTATGAAACCACTAAGCGAAACACTAACAGAACTAGGGATTGGATTTACTTTTCCTATCAGGATTTGGGATGCCAAGGGCTACCAGACTTACTACGAAGACAGCACTGGCTACTGGGATAAGTATGAGTGGGACGGCAACGGCAGAGCTACCCACTACGAAGACAGCGATGACTACTGGGAGAGGTACGAGCGTGACGTCAAGGGTCGCCCAACTTACCACGAAGACAGCAATGGCTTCTGGCAGAAGTGGGAGCGTGATGCCAATGGGGACGTTGATTACTATGAGGACAGTACAGGCGTAAAGAAAGGCACACCGAAATCAACTAACCAATAACACATATGAAAAAACTAAGCAAAATATATAAGGAACTAGGGATTGAATTTACATTCCCTATCGAGATTACAGAGGCCAATGGCAGAGTGACTTACTTCGAGGACAGCACAGGCTACCGGGGGAAGTGGGAGCGTGATGCCAATGGGGACGAGACTTACTACGAGAACAGCTATGGTACAAAGGAAGGTACACCACGTTCAGCTAAAACCTGCGAAGGTAAAGTAGACGAAATGATGTCACAAGCGACACGTTGAAGCCATACGCTTACATTTACTAATTCAATAAACATTTTTAGGACAAGTATTAATACAGATATGACCGATAACATAAATGAACCATCACTTACTGATATCATCCTGGATTTGAAGGAGGACTTCATCTACCTACGCAATGAGAACCTACGACTACAGGAGGAGAACAATCAACTCAAGCAAGCAATCGCTGCCCTCAACGGCGGGACTACTAACTCACTATGACATACCTATCACAGAATCAAATCAAGGAGTTCCGGGATGGCAACAAGCCAATCTCCTGCCCTATACTGGACATCAAAACAGATGACTGGGTACTGGATCACGACCACCAGAACGGGATGGTCCGAGGTGTAATATCACGCCAGGCTAACAGTCTACTGGGTAAGGTTGAGAACTTTTATCTCAAGATGTGCAAGGGTCAGAAGGAAGATCTTCCAAATACTTTGGAGGCAATGGCTGCCTACTTGGAGCAAGAGACACTGGATGTCCTTCATCCTGTAGGACTTACACAACTTACAAGAAAGTTTGGAAATAGCTTGACAGCCGCCGAACAAGTAACAGAGTTAAAAGACCTAGGAGCAAGTGATGATGATCTTGCTTCTTGTAAAAATCAAAAGCAGCGCAAAGAGCTGTTCCGTAAACTAACCAAGAATAAATATGAGTAAGACAGACACCAAGAAAGATAAGATGAACATTCACAAAAAACTACAAGGTATCCAGACGGAGCTTAAAGCACCGAAAGGACAGACCAACAAATTCGGAGGGTATCGCTACCGCTCCTGTGAGGACATCCTTACTGCACTGAAGCCCTTGCTGGCCCAGTATACTTGTACACTAGCCATCAGCGATGATATCGTCGAGGTAGGCGGTCGAGTATATGTAAAGGCTACAGCCACCCTAGCATCCACATCGTGTGAAGATGATTACACTATCAACGTAAGTGGATTCGCTCGTGAGGCTGAGACCAAGAAAGGAATGGACGATGCCCAGATCACTGGCTCCGCTTCATCCTATGCCAGAAAGTATGCACTGAATGGACTCTTTGCTATTGACGACACCAAGGATCCGGACGCTACTAATGACCACGGAAAATCCGCACCTAAGAAACAAGTAACCCAATTCTAATATGAACCTACAACACGAACTAGTCGACCTTATCTCAACTATCCAAGTACTGGACAAGCACTACGATGAAGCCTTTGCTAGCATCGAAGATGACCTGGCAGAACTTCGCCGAAATAACCTGTACCTTGAGGAGCGAAACAAGGTGCTCTCCAAGAAGGTTGATGCGCTGATTGAATACCTTGAGGTAGAGATCAAATTTCCTGACACATCATTGAAGGCTGTAAAGCTGGACAATGGAGTCAGTAATAATAACTAAACTAAAACCAATAACGAAAGTAAATATTATGTCACAATACGATAACACTAACTCCGGTACATTCTTCGTCAATGACCGTAAAGAAAAACCAAATCATCCTGACTACAGCGGGAAGATTAACGTCGAGGGCAAGGATTACTACCTCAAGGGCTGGAAGAAGACAGCCAAGAGCGGTACTAACTTCTTATCCTTAGCGGTGAACCCAGTTGAGGGTGGTGCAGGATCTGCCCCCAAAGCTGCAAGTGCGCCAACCAATGACGAAGCCCCCTTCTAAGTAATGCAATTCGATAAGATCTGGTGGGAGACATTCCGCCGTGATGAAGTAAGTGCCATTCTAGCAATGACTGCCAACAAGAACACGGATTACACAGGAGGCGAGAGCTGCGATAACCCCTTCGCAAACTTTGACGGCTCCTCCGAGTTCGGCGTTCATCCATTGACTGGTGTTTGCATCCGAATGCAGGACAAATTCCAGAGAGCGAAGGCTTTCTGTAACGATGGTCAGCTAAAGGTAGTTACCAATGGCGACCAATCCAAAGACATATTCCGCGACCTAATTGGCTACTCCTTGATAGCCATAGGGATGCTCGAAAGAGCTGAGTCCGAGTAAGTCCTTGTGCTAAGATGCTTGCCCCTTACAATTCCGTAGGGGGCAAGTAACTCTTATGACTGATAATATAACCGAAACACACCGTAACGAAATGACTAAAATAAAAGAAGCAGCCGAAGTATCCCTCTCGATCTATAACACAATTGATGGTTATAGAATCCCGGAAGGAAACCGTGTAGCCCATAAGTCCCTTGGACAGGTCCTTCGTTCTCTGGTAGAATTACTTGAAAATGAACAATCTGGATCTACAAATACACAATCAGCCACATAGTGCTGAAGCCGAGGAAAAACTAATTGCATCCTGCTTACTTCCAGGTGACACATCCATATACGATATGGTTCGTCCCCTACTTGAGCCAGAGGATTTTTACTTATTACGCTTTAGATTACTTTACCAAACCATTGGTGACCTTGCACAGCTAAGTCAGCCAATTGATGAGGTATCAATCTCAGAGCACCTGAAGACCCTACAAGGGCTTGATGAGGTCGGAGGCATAGCAGGTATACTGTCAGTCACTGACAGCGTCTCCAGCACCACCTCAGCTAAGTTCTACGCCAAGACAGTAGCAGAGAAGGCGAGGCTTCGTGAGATTATGAAGTCCTGCCGACTCGCTGTTGAGGAGGTTGAGAATGAATCCAAGTCCTACGACGAGATTCGCAGCACCCTTGAGGCTGAGATAACCGAGCGTCCACTCCTTACTCAAGGTAAGGCTGACATAGGTTTCTCTGCTGACGAGCTACTGGCTGACATCGCTAAGATGCAGGCCGGTGAGTACGAGGCTGACGTTGTTAAGACTCACACCAATAACCTGGACCGTGAGTTCGGCAACCGAGGCATCGCTGCTGGTGAGGTACTGACAGTGGCTGCACCTACCTCCTGTGGTAAGTCAGCACTTGCTATGTACATCGTCTCTCAGTCCGTTGTAAAGGATGGTCACGCCTGCGGGGTGTTCTCCTTGGAGATGCCACAGAAGCAACTCACAAAGCGACTGACGCAGGTTATCTCAGGTGTTAACCTACGTAGCGTTGAGGATCAGACAGCTAACCCACAGCAGGAGAAGCGGGTTTACGATACCATCAACCAACTGAAGTCCTTACCTATCTATACTTCGCACGCTGTTAAGAATGCTGATGATCTGTACAGTCAGACACGTCAGTTCGTACAGAAACACGGAGTAAAGCTACTGGTGATTGATTACCTACAACTGATACCATTCTCTTCTAGGATGGGTAAGGCTGAGGGCATCGCTAGTATCTCTCACAAGATTAAGCAGATGGCTATTGATCTCAACATAGCCGTTATCCTACTGGCACAAGTCAACCGAGAGGGAGCCAAGGCTGGCCGACTTAAGTTGTATGACCTAAAGGATTCCGGGGACATTGAGAATGATGCTGATATTGTTCTGCTTATGTATCCGTCAAGCGGTGATGTTGAGTCCTCAAAGGACGTAGACAGCCGAGGGGCGTTCACTCGATTAACCTACGAGATTGCTAAGAACCGTGAAGGTGAACGTGATATCGGTGGGGTATTTAAATTCTATCACTGCACAGGGAGGTTCGGACAATGACGGAGAAAGAAGTAGCACAGTACATAATGGCAGCGTTCCCACGGATGAACAAGCTGACCAAAGCCGAGGACGAGTTCAGTCCTTTTGATTACGAGAGCATTGATTATCTGGTTGAGATCAAGGTACGCCGTAAGGCATATGACCCCTGGATCATCGAGGAGTTAAAGCTGGATACCAATATCGGTATCGCTGAATCAGTAAAGAAGGACTTCGTTTATGTGAACGGATTCCAACACTTACTGTACGCTTGGAATATATCTAAGCTAATTCGGGATGACTATGACTTCGGGTTCGAGGATCGTAAGATGCCTTGGACTACGGACTTCGATGCAGGACAAATAATAACTAAGCGCACTGGGTACTTGTACAACAGCAGCTCACTAATCATCAACACGGAGGGACTATGATAACTAAAGAAACATCAAAGGATATAACAGTAAACGGAGTCAGGGTAACCTGCTACTCAGATGGTAGCTTGGAAGCCCAAGGGAAGTGGAGTAGGGGTCGGACATTCGGCACGATAAACCGCGATGGCTATCGGCAGCAAAAGATTAATCGGCAAACGTGCAGGATCCACGACTTGATTGCGGGTGCTTTCTTGGGGAAGAAACCAGAAAACTATGACGTTGATCACATTAACGGAAACAAGGCGGATAATAGACCATCTAACCTGCGGTACGTTACACGAT